CGGCGCGGATCTCATCGCGCTGAGATTCCCGGTCGTGCTCCGCAGTTTGAGTGGTGTCGTTGAAGTCGATCATTCGGCCCCCTCGACAGGTGCGTCCGCATCCTGAGCATCACGGCCTTGTACGGCAGTGCTGCGCGTGGCCCACGCTGAGAGTTCAGACAAGCGGTAGCGCACCAGACCGCCCATCAAGTAGTGCGGAATCCGGTACTTGCTGCGCATGGCGTGGTCGGCGAACCAGTAGTACGGCAGGCGCAGTGCGGCGGCGGCCTGCTTGGCGTCGATCATCGGTTCGATGGCATTCGCCGGAGTGTTGGTATCGGTCATGCTGGTGTCCTCCAGCAGCGGTCTTGCCACGCGCACATCCGGCATTCGAAATGGGTCGGGTCATTGAAGGCGCGAGGCAGGAGTTCTCCTGCCTCGGTCGCCGTGATGACCTTCACCGCCCGATCCGACATGCGCTGGGCCAGTGCTGTGTCAAAGGGCACGGCCTCGGTGTAGATCTCCATCGTGTCGGCGTTGAGCGCCGTGAAGATCGCCGGGTGCTCGTGCAGTTCGAGATAGGCTTGGTAGATCGCCACTTGCGCGGCGTAGACGGGCTTGGAGACAGCCAGGCCTTTCTTCTCCAGATCACTCCAGGATTTGTTGCCCAAGCATTTGCATTCCCAGAGCGCGGGATAGCCGAAGCCCTCCGGGCCACCGACGATGACGCCGTCGATGTGACCCTGAAGGCGGCCATCGGCCACTGAGAAACCGAACTGCTCGCCGTCGGCCTTGCGGGTGCGCAGGTCGAAGCCCGCGTCCCGCAGCCACGCGACCATGCAGTCCTCCATGACATGGCCGCGCTCGAAGATGCGCAGCATCCGGCCCTGGATATCCCGCCCGTGGTCGATGGGTGCCTTGGCGTACTCGAACTGCAGCGCTCGCTCGCAGGCCACGCCGAGACGCGATGCCCCGAGGTACTGGCGTTCGGACTGGCGGGCGCGGGCCTGCTGCATCCCGGCGTCGACCAAGACGGTGACCTGACCGGAGATGCTTGATGTGGAGTTGAAGTCGATCATGGCTTCCTCCCCTTTGGCTCTTCCCAGGGGAGGTCGTCCTCCAGATCCGCGAACGGGTTGGCCAGAGGGTCGGGCGCAGGCGTCATGCCACGCACCGGCGGGTACTTGCTTGCCTCGTGGTGCGCGACCATTGCCTCGGTGTAGCAACTGACGATGGCGTCGATCACTTGCAGCGCCTCGGCTTCGGAGTAGTCGCCCAGCGGCTTGGTGAACCCGATCTCGCCCGCTGCCTCGCCGAAGGCCTTGAGGCACTTCTTCATCGCGGCCAGTTCGACATCAGACGGATCGATCATGACGACCTCCTTGCTGTCGACGCGACCTTCCTTGACCCGCAGCCAGTTGCCGTACAGCGCGTGAAACGCGTTTTGGCAGCGTTGCGAGCAGAACACCCAATCGATGGGGTAGCGCCGGGGATTGCCAACACCGTGACGGTTGTCGGTGTGGCCGAATCCCCGGGCCTGTCGTTTGCAGACCCAGCATTTCATCGGCCTCCCTCACTGCGCCCAAGATGGCTTACCCGTCACGGGTGCGCGTTGCGGAGTCGGTGCCTGATACGCAGGCGCAGCGGCCTGTGTCGGAGCGCCGGAATTTCCAGTTCCCGTAGCCTTGGACGGCACGCCCATCAGCTTTGCGTAGTCGGAGTGATCGGGCTCGACCGCGATCTTGACCACGTTACGGTCTTGACCCTTGCTGTCTTTTTCGATGTCCACGCGGGCCAGAAACTCCAGGCCATCCAGTTCATGAAAGCCCTGGATGCGACGCGCAGCGGCCGCCTGCGGACTGTTGTCCTGGGGGTGGACGTTGCGGGCGCTGTTGAGCGCGGCGCGGATGAAGCTGCGCCCCATCTGGCCCCAGGTTGGGCCCTTCTTGGAGTGCAGACCGATGTTCGACCACATCTTGCGCTTGGCGTGATCACCAGCCGTGACCACGAATTCGGCGGCGAGATAGATGGAGCCGGTCTCGAAAGACTCGGTGGCGTAGCCGCCGCCCCAGCCTTGTTCCGGGTCGTCATAGCCACCGGGCTTGATGGTCATGCGCACTGGCACGACCGCGCCCTTGGGGATCAGGTCAAAACCGGACTGTTGGGGATCGGCATCTTGGAAATCAAAATAGTTGGACGACATGGCGATTACTCCTTGGATTCGGTGGTGTTTTCTGTAGCGGGGACGCCGCTGCTGACGAGTACTGGCGACTGACCAGCACACTTGGCGATCAGCGCGCCCAGATGCGGCGGCTCCAGCAAGTCGAGGCGACCGCTGCGGTCTTTGGCCGGGAAGCCATAGGGATTGACGGTGTGCGTGACGAAGGCGCGGTAGGCGCTGCCGTCGTCAGCCTTGATCTCGGCCAGCGTCACGACCTCATCGACGATGCCGGGCAGTTCCAGACTGGTCTTGCTGCCTTCGATCTGCGGGACGAACACCTTGCGGTTGTAGTCATCGAGGCGTTCGTCGAGGATGGCCACGAACACCACGTTTTTGCCGCGTGCGTGCTGGAGGTGGGTCAAGGCGCTGACCATTTCCTGGCCGAGCAACCCATAGGCTGCGCGCAGATCGGGCTTGCCGGAGCGGTCGCTGGTGGCACCAGGCTGTGTCTTGCACCACGCAAAACACTGCCGTGACAACTGCGTGATCGAGTCCAGGAAGAAGGTCTGGTAACGGTCCAGCTGCGCCGGGTGGCCGAATTTCTCAATCACGTGGTCGTAGTGCGCCTGCGAAAAAGCGCTCTCCGGCGGCAGCGACTTGTCCGGGCCCGCGAGGAACACGAAAAAGTCGCGGCTTTCCGGCCACGATGCAGGGCGGATGGTGTCGCCCGGCCAGTCGGCCACGGCGAGATCGCCCGCCTCGATATCAAGGAACAAGGTGGTGGCAGGGTCGAGGTCTTTGAGCCGGGTGGTCTTGCCGATGCCGGATTTGCCCAGCATCAGCAACTTCACACCCTTGCGTTCGGCCAAGCGCTGCTGTGCGGAAATGATCGGGAGGGACATCACGCCACCTCCTTCAGTTGTTCAGCGACCGCCGGATTCCAGAGGATCTGGTAGCCGCTGTGGCCGTTGCGCGAGTACGGCATGGCTTCGGCCCATGCTTCACCGGCCTCAGTCAGCTCCCACTCGTCCCGGTCGTTGCGGAGCTGAAGGCCACTGGATGCCAGCAGCTGGTTCGTGGCCTTGGCTGAGCGATTCAGCAATTTGCCGAGCTGTGTGGCGTTAAGCGAGCAGATCGGCTCATTGGCGGCAGGCAAAGCGCGGCGCAGCACTTCCGTGGTCAGGCCGGTGTTTTCCTGAATGCAGGTCAACGTGGCAGCCATTGCAATGCCGGTCTTGACACCCGGCACCTTGGCGACCGCTTCGCCGATCAGCAGGATCGCAGTGACACGGTCATGGGTCGGCGCGGGCAAGGCTGCCACCGTGGTGGCGGCCGAATACCCGCCTGTCTTGCGGATCGCAGGCAACACTTCGCTGGTGATCCAGCGCTTGAAACGCTTGGCGGCATCCTTGGTGCTACCGAGGATCAGGGCGTAAAGGCCCGATTCATTGACGTGGTTCTGGCGTTGACGGCCACCCGCCGTAAGGGTCTCCAATTTCTGGAGATCCTCGGCATCGACGTGGGACTTGATCGCCTGAGACGGATTGCCCATCTCCAGCGCGTCGCAGACATCGGTGGCGTTGAACCACGGCTGCCCGAGTTCATCGACCTGGACGCGCACGGCATGCGCTTCGAACTGAAAGGGAATGATCGCGCTCATGATCAGCCCTCCCACGACACGTCGGCGATACGGTCGGCTCCACGCGCGGCACGCTTGCGTACCTCGGTGTGGAGTTCTTCCAGCGCGGTGCGGCGGCGACCGAGCGCCAGCGATTCCGCGTTGGCCGTCTGGATAGCGAAGGCCAGTTCATCCACCGTGGCGGCATCGAGGGGGACAACGACGTCCTGGCCGTCAGTGCGGCGATACCGGATTTCGTCGGGAAGGTGTTCGCTGTAGATGGACGGCAGTTGCTTACGCAGTGAAGTGATGAGATTGGTGCTCATAGTGATTACTCCGAATCGATGGAAAGGGTGAAAGACGGCTTGCCGGGCTCGACCGTGCGAGCGGTGGCGAACTCGTGCTGGAGCGTCGGCGGCCAGTTGGTGAAGCGCGATTCGGAAACCGCGAGTTTCACGTCGATGAAGTGCTCGACCTTGTCGCC